ATCCGGTTGTAATTATTTCATTCCCATTTGAAAACTTAAAGGACTTATCTGTTAAGTTTACAGATACTATTGAAAGTAAATCATGCTGTAATAATATATCATATATTATTTTAAAAACACTTTCTTTGATAGTTCTTGCGACCTTTCGCACTAATAAAATACGATGCCCTTTTTCATTTAAACATCGTTGTATTATTTTCAAAGCGGAGTGGTAAGACTTCCCTGACCCAGCACCTCCGTACATGATTAGATACCTTTCTTCGCATACAAATATATCTGAAAAATAATTTGAATATCTAATATCTACATCCATTTATTTTTTTGCTGGAACAAAATTAATTACCAAATTCCCTCCATCTTTACCCGTTATCTCTTGCTTTTCTCTCTGCCCTAATCTTTGTTTCCCCAACCATATTTGCATAGTAATATTTTTATCCGTAATTGCAGACTCAAACTGTTTAGCTTTCAATATACTATCTCCTTTTTGTTTGAATTTTAACGAATATAACGAAAAATTCATCCCTTTTTCTTTTTTCGTTCTTTCATAAAGAGTATCATTAGAAATACCCATATATGAAGCTATTTCAGTTCCAGAACAATCTGCTTGCAATAGATTCTCTACCAATGACCAATCTATTGGGTTAGGTTTTCTTACTTTTTTCTCTTTTTTTTGTTTAGATTTCATTTAGTTTATTCATAAAATTTGTAAAAGTAATAAATTTAATATCTGAATTAACGTTAAGATATTCTAAAAACTCACTTTTTTCTTCTAAAGTTTTAAATGTTATTGTAAAAAACAAATTTTCTTGCACCTTAGTAGCTGAATCTTTATTTATTTTTTTAATATTTTTTATTTCTTCCTTGCTAAATTTCTTTTCTTTTTTTAAATTTTCTATATCATTCTTAAACTCATCATTATTCCCAAATTTAAAATCGGGTACAGAATATTTAATTAATTCAATATCTTGATTATCTAATTTTGCAAAATCTATATTTATATCTGGCAATAAGAAAGCAAGTTTTTCTAAATCATTCTCACCTTGAACATTTTTATTATTTAAAAATATATTCTGTTCTTTTTCTGTTTTCTCATCAATTATAATTTTTTCTACTTTTACATCATAATCTTTTTCATTCGTTCCATCATATTTATAAATCAAATCTAATGCTTGTAATCTTTTATGACCTCCGACAAGGTTTCCCGTTGTTTCGTTCCAACAAATACCACCTAAAAACCCAACTCTTTTAAAATTCTTTTTTAGTTCTTCTACTACTTTTTTATCTTCTTTACGTGGATTATAAGGAGCAAAGTTTATCTTACTCCTTTTTATAATTATTGATTCTGATTGTTTTATTTTGTTATCTGTTATTTTCATAATTAAATAAAATTGCCTCTGTCATCGGATATTGTTCATATATTTTTTGCAAGTCGTTTGGATATTTTTCTTTAATATATTTTAAAAATAAAGGTTGAGATATATCACATCCTGATGAAGGTTTTTTAGTATTATAGTTAAATGGATTAATTAAATTATTATCTTTAATATATTTTAATACGTCAATATTTTTTAAGTCCATTAATGGATATGCTTTATTCGTTGTATAACTTATCCCATCATTTAATCTATTAAGCATAAGTCTTCTCGTTAATCCATCATTCTTTTTAAATCCATATATTGAAAAATCAATGTTTGTTTTTTCTCTTACTAATTTATCTAATTTATGCAAATATATTTTCGGATATGTAGTATCTTTATTTATTCCTAAATATCCCGAACGTATAAATGAAGATGTGCAATAATGTGGTATTTCTAACCATGTTATATTTTTATATCGTGAATTAGCCCAATTAATATATTTTCTTTCATATTCCAATCCTTTTACTAAATACATAAATACACAAAGAATACTATTAAAAAATTTACTCAATAAGTCGCACAACATTATTGAATCTTTTCCGGTTGCAGAGTGAAAAAGAATAACAGAATCATTATTCTGTCTTATTTTTTTTATTATTTCTAAATAGTGCATAATAATAATATAGCCATAACATCTATGCTATGGCTATATTTAAAAGGATTAGTAACGTACGGTTGTCCAAACTTCGTTTCCCTTACTATCTTCAACCCATCCTTCTTCTTTTGTTTTTACATTTTTTACCATAATATATTATTTTTTTTCAAAGTTAAGCTATTTTTAACATCAAATCAAATAATTTTAAATTCTTTTATTTTAATTTCAAATACAATATCCCCTTTTTTAGCTTTAAAATTATCATTAGGAATATTAATATCTTTTGTAAATTCAGCTAATTGTATTAATTCGGGGTATATTATCATTTTTGGCGAGTCTTTTTTATATCCATTAATAAGCATAATTTCGTTTATATCTTTTCTACATGAAAAATATTTTTTCCCTTTTGTAATACTCTTTTCTTTATCTTCAACCCCAAATAATTTTTTATTATACGTAGAAAATGAACGCCATTCACTTTTTTTAACTCCTAATTTTATTAAGTCAAATTCTTTTTTCTTTATTCTTAAAATTATCATTAGTTCTACTTTATTTTACTAATATAACACTTTTTTTTGATATAACCTAATGTTTTTATAATTGCCTGATATTCAGTATATTATAACGTAATTTATTTTTTGGTGAATTTAAAAAAGGCGTTGGTCTTCTATCGAGAATTTACTTTATAAATAACGTTTTTCCAACGCCTATAACAATTTAAAAACTAACCTATGAAAAACAAATATACAATAATTATTTATATTTTGATAATCTTTTTTAATTATTTTTCTTCGTAGGTGAATAAAATCTTTTTCCCGTAACGATTATAATAATTTCTTTTGAAATCTTTAATCCGTTGTTTTGTACTTTTTTTATCAATTTCTTTTTTGAAAATCATTTCTGCTTCTGTTTCGTTATGGAGGTTGAATACTTTTATTTCTATTAATCTGATTTCGTCTTTCATTTATTAATTTTTTAAAAAATATTTTATTTTACTGCGTCTGCAAACGTTATGTGCAAGTTTTTTAAAGTTTTTTTGCCCACGCATCGCAATTTTTTCAAAATTGTTAAAGTTTTGACAACCATTGTTTGTAAATCTCATTTGATATTTTTGCAGTCATTAATGGGGGTACACTCATTCCTATTAGGTAATTGTATTGAACTCCAGTAAAATTATAATCTTGTGGATAAGAACCAATACAACAACTTTCTGTTTTGTTTGGCTTCCTATACTCATCAAATAAATAAATTACATCTGAGTTGCTTGTGTAAGTCATTGGAACAATATCTGAATAAAGATATTTATTTGTAAAGCATCTTTCAGCACCTTCAACTCTTTTTATTGTATCACAAAAACTTTCATCTCCTTTTTGTCTATTTTGCCAATACTCATACATCTTGCCTTGCGAAGCAGGTCTATCATCAATACCAGCTTCGTAAAATTCTCCAAAGTTTATTTGTGGTTCGTTAAAATCAAGGTTCAATTTAGGCAATATAGTAAACATATCAACTTGCTCCATAAATGGTTCAGCCAAATCTTTTCTCAAAGCAATAAAAAAAACTCGTTCCCTACGTTGTGGCACACCCATTTTTGAAGCATCTAACAACCAATGTTGCACATAATAACCAGCCAAATCAAATTCCCTATAAATTTGCCTTACATAGTTTTTTGCTTCACCTAAAAGCAATCCTTTTACATTTTCAGCTATTACAACTTTTGGTTGTAGTTTTTTTGCTAAATCAATAAAATCAAAAAACAAAGTATCTAAAACTTGTTCAGATTGACCTTCTCTAAATACCTTTTCTTTGCCCCAGTCTTTTTCTCTATTCCCTGCCATTGAAAAGCTACTGCAAGGTGGAGAACCATCCAAAATATCTAAATTGTATAATTCATCAGGCAAATCAGTTCTTAATTTAAAGGTCTGTATAGGCTCTAAATAAGCATATTTAGGGTTGTGATTAGCTTTGTACGCCTCCATCATTTTGGGGTCAATTTCATTGCATCCTACCACATCAAAACCAGCTAATTTGTAACCCATAGTTGAACCACCACCACAAGCAAAACAAGAAAATACTTTGCCTTTGTCTTTTGTGAAAACTGCATCTTTTAAAGTCCATTCATAGTGAAAATACATAAAAATCCCTCCCTGAAAAATATTTAATTACTACATTCGTTCATTTAATAAGCGTTATCGATTAAAGTCCGCCACTTGCTAACACGTTCTGTTTTACAAATTTTTACAGTTACTTTAAATAAATCTTTCATTTAATTAGCATATTTAAATTTTTCATAGTATTTCATAAATTCCTTGTCTTTAGTCTTTATGAAAGTATCTGTGAGGTTAACTGAATGTAGTGCTGTTGTTCTATCGTAGCTTGTAAGTTCCTCTATCATAGTGCATGATATATCATGTTTCTTGTTGAGTGTATAAAATAATATGTTACGCAACCAAACATAATTTCTTTTTCTTGTTTTATTTGTAACAAAATCGGAAATCCCGAATATATCTATTATCCGTTGTTTCTCGTAGTTGTATGCTTCTGAATAAGTCATTTTTGCTTTTGGCAGTCCGGCGTAAATATAAGGGTGCATCATAGTTTTTTAGTTTTAAATTATTAAAGGTGTATATGTTTATTAGTTATTGGCAACCAATCCCAGTTACATTATAACCAACCCATCTGCTAACAAGAATAAATTCAACCCCCTTTGGTGCAGATTTTAGTTTTCGTCTAAATGCTTTCACTGTTCGACAATCTCGATAAGAACTATACCCTTTTTCACCTGCTTTTGGATTTTGTTCCCATTTATTTGTATTATTATTAAACCACCAAC